AATCACTTTGTCGAGAATATCCCTTTTTGAGTTCATCCAGACTGACTTCCACATTTTCACCATTAACAGTTAATGTGTAAAGTTCCTGATTAGTATCAGAAGGTGTTTCATCTTCAATTTGATCTATAAGTTCTTCATCTTCAAAAGTTTCATCGATATTCGTTTCCGAGTCGGTTACTTGTTTTGTTGAATCTTCACTTGCTACTTCCTGAGTCTCTGAGGCGTTAGTATTTAGTAAGTTCTTCAGGGTGGTAGCTGCCTCATCTACATTGAGAGGCTTGGGCATTGGTGCAACAGTCTCTGTTTGAGTCTCTGTTGCAGAGTCCATTGCTGGTTGTTCTGCCATTTAATTACTCCTATTTTTTTATGATTTTACCAGTTTCCATGATTGACTGGATTTGCATCACAACGAGTTCCAACATTCTTCTCATGACAAAAATGTTTTCTCTCTGTTCTGAATTTTGTAGATCACTACTTAACCATTCTTGATTAAGGTCGGATCGAATTTTGTTTACTGCTTCTATAAATAAAGGATGTTCTAATATTTGTTTTGCTTCGAGGCTTCTTTTTTGTTCGTTATTTGCCACGAGTATATCCCATACCTGTAAATGCTTGAGAGTTTATTTGCTTCTTTGGTGACACAAATGCTCTTTTTCTTTCAAACATTTTTTCACTTTCACTTTTCTCTCTATTAGGATCTGGTGGAGAGTAAGAAACTATATTGGATGCACCAAAGTTAGACTGAAATGGGTTTATATTAACATTGGCATTGTTATCTTTGTAAACACTTGATCCCATGTAATCTGCTTTGTCACCTCTTTTGGTTACATCAGCCATAGCTTGAGCTTCTTCAGCAGTTTTACCTAAAGTGTTTTGTGCAAAATCCATCATGTTGTCTTTAGCCATCTGATTTTCAAATGCCTGGTTAGCTTGTACTAAGTTTAAATTTCCACCTTTAGCAAAACTATAACCACCATCATCTCTTTGATTTATAACTCCAGCATCAGCTAATCTTTTAGCATCCATGTAAACACCTAATTGACCAAAAGGTGTAAATCTTTTAAATATCCCACTTAATCCATCACCATATAAATCTAGTTTTTTATTAGGATCATTAGGATCAAAATAAGATTGAACATCATCAGCAGTACTGCCACCTAAACCTAAGTTCATAAAAGCATTTTGTTCAGGACTAAAGACACTTCCTACGCCTTGATAGGGTTGAGGTGTTGTTTCATTATCATTATCACCAGTATTTTCAGGTGCTACTTCAGCTATAACACAGGCTTGTAGAACTGGATCGTAAACTCTGCCCTCTCCAGGATATAGTTCTTCACAATTAGGAACTGTGGGATCAGGTGTGGGTTGGGCTGCTGGTGGCACATAAGGGGTGCTATCAACGATATAGGGATTAGTTGAGGGAGCTGTGAAAGGAGGAAGTCCACCAGCAGTATTGTTGAGGTAATTGTTTATAATTCCTTGTGCTTGTGTTGATTGAAAGAATGGTGATGTGAATGCCATTAGTTAATTCCTTGTTGTATAATTTTTGTTGCTAGTTTTTCTTTTTCTAATTGTCTTGCATCAGACTCTTTCACAACTTGTGTTGCTAGTTTTTGTTGATCGAGATTTAACTTTTCAAGTTTGTGCTGCTCATCGACTTGTTGTTTTCTAGCTTTCAGTTGTATTTCAGCTTGATCTTTTGCTCTTAGTCTTTGTTGCTCTGCTTGTGCTAATTGTATTGTTGGATCTGGTTGTGGTTGTTTAGGTGGAGGAGGAGGCATATTTGCTGGGTTGTTAAAGAACTGACTTGCATCTTTATAACCAGCATTCTCTAAATACTTCTCTAAGGTATTATAAATCTTTTGAGGATCGACAATACCCATACCACCAGCACCGATTAGTTTTTCTTGTACTGCTAACACACGACCTAAGACTTCGAGTCGTTGATCTTGTGAGCCTGTACCAAGTCCAACTTGAACTGTTGCATTATATCTATCTACCCACTCTCTAGGGTTCATGGGTATGAACTGATTTCTTAATTTAATAATTCTTTCTTGATCTTGGTATTTACAAACCAAAGTTAAAATGCCCTGGAACATTCTTTTAATGCCTTCACTAAAGTTACGAGCATATAATTCTATTCTTTGTGTCGAAGCATTCATCATCACATTTGCACTAGTTGCTGTTGTATGTGATTTGTTGATTTGATCGGCATCTAATCCCATTTGGACTTTAGAAACACCTGATCTGCCTTCTCGTATTTGATCGACTTTCTCAATCATTGCCAATCCTTCTTGCATGAAGTTAGGTGAAGCTAGGGGCGTAACAGCGTTGGGTGATTTCACTCTTACAATACCCCCAGCTCTTGAAGTAAGGAGATCGTCTATGTTTGCTTGACCATCTACAACAACTGTACGAGCATTGTTTTGTAGATAGGCGTTATTAAGAGTTTGCCTTAGGAGGGTAGTCTTAATCTCTTGCACATCGCCAATTAAATCATAAATAGATAATCCATAAAAACGATGTGGCATAGGAAGAGCAGTAACAGTAGCAAAAGGTATTTGTTCAATGGGTTCATTCTCTAAGATGTGATAGGCATTAGGGCCTGAACCACCCACTACAATGTGTCTTAGTTCTGCTATTCCATCATTGTCGTAATCGCATTTCATGTAGCAATCGACAATCGAAACTCGTGTCAATAAAGGATCAATGTTTTGGTATTCTTGAGGCATGGTCTCATCGTCATAAGACCTTCTAGTAACAGCCTCTGTGTTATAAATTTCTTCATCAGCTACAGGCAGCTCATTGACAATCTTCTTGTCAAAACCCATGCTAATTAATTCTGATCTTGTCTTAAAAACTCGTTGTCCGATAAAGTTACAATCTTCTAATGAAGTCGCTGTTTTACTAATAAGCATACTTTCAGGGGGTACACTTTCAATAACAACACGACCATAATCTTTTACTCTTTTGACAGTCACATTGTAGGTAGCTTCCATCATATCGATATTACCAATATCTAGTTCTGTTGCTGTATCTTCGACTTCTACAACTTCAACTTCGGTATCTGCTAATAATGCCTGGTATTCAGCTTCATTAAGATTTTCATAAGACTCTTGCTTTTGTTCTTTATCATTCTTCCAATAGTATTTAACAAAACCATTTTTAGAGATCAGAGCATCTTTAAACATTGTATGTAGAATAGAATAACCATTGTTATCCTTCATAAAGATATGGTTGATGTAATCTGATGCTTGATCTGAATAAGCGACATCTTCAGGGCCTTGAGGTTCAAATCGGACAATGCTTTCACCTTGGGTAAAGATACGCATCATCGAAGGGAGAATACTCTCGACTACTTCTAATACATCTTGGGATCTTACTTGCGATTGACCTTCTACTTCATTGCCCAGGGGTTCACCTAAATAGAACTTTAACGCATTGCGTCTTTGTTCTGATAGTTGTCCACCATAAAAGCCTAAAGAGTTTGTAATCTCTTGCCCTATCAGTGATTTTAATCTGTCTTTTGTTAATTTCATACTATTCCTAATCGTGGATATTCAATCTTAGAAGCCCAGTTCTTTGTTTCTTGTAATCCTGTACAGACATATCTGAAGGCATCAGCACTATGTGATGTCCAATCGTGTTGTGGTCTGTTTTTTGTTTCGCCTTTATCGGTGACTGCCCATCGATATTGTCTCAAGGCATCTAATCCATCTTTTGTTTTTTCATAGTCAAACCAACATCTACCCAATGTCATTCTGGTGGCGTTAATACCATCTTCAATCGACATCTTCGGTACAATGCTTGTCACTAATCCTAGTGATTGAGCTATTTCTAATCTTGATTTACCAGTTCCAATCTCTCGTACATTGGCATCGTGAGGTAGGTAGTGGGTATCGTATATATATCCTCTTTCATCAAGAACTGAGGCGTAATACTCTAGCGACTCACCACTATCTTCAAAGTAGTCTATAAGGTGGATTGCTGAACCTTTTTGCTGCACAAACCATATCGCAGTCTTATCTCGCATCCCTAGATCCCAATAAGTATCTACTTTAATGGTAGAGTCATAAGGAACTTTTGTTATACGACCCTCTGTGTCTGCCTTGGCTAAAGATTGCGAATAAATAGCTCCTATAGCAGAACTTTCAAAACTACACTCATATTCTGCCTCGTATATCTCAGGAGGCATTAATTTTTTTGCCTCTGCTAGTTCTTCTTCATCTACAATCTTTGTATCACTAGCT